CAATCTTTGAACTTTAAGAAATTGAAGTTACCATGTCCTTGTTCATCAAGAACATCGTCATATAAGATTTTCTGATACAGTTTCTTTGTATTCTCAACAAACTCAAGACTTCCATCATCTGTGTCAAGCACATGAAACCCACGCTGCTCAGACACTTCGGAGAAAAACATCTGATACGGATTACCAAGATAGTGAATATTACCCTTGGTCTGCTTACAATGGAAATGGCCCGAATACACTGTCTTGAACTTTTGAAGAATATTTGGGTCCAAGCCACCTTCATGTTTTACACCACGAACAACCTCATAACCACTTATTTCAAAGTGACCAAATAAACAATCGGCATCACTTCTTAGAATATATTCCTCGACCTCAGCGGCATTATCTTTTGAAATCCAAGGAACGAATCCACAAATCATTCCGTCCAAAATTACATCTGCTGGTTCTTCATAGACATGAAAATGATCACCAAATATCTCCACCACAGAATTAACTTCATTGGTGTTCTTCCAATAGCAATCATGATTTCCTATAACACAATGAACATCAACCCCGTTTTTCTCAAACCACTCGGTAAATCTAGTTCTTACATTCTTCAGTGTGTTAAAATTTATAAACTTTCTCCTATCAAGGACATCTCCCATATGGATGACTGTCTTGATGTTATTTTCTTTGATGTAGGGGAAAAACTTCTGTTCAAAAAATGAAAGATATTCCTCAAGGAAAATCGGAGAATCATTCTTAAACCCAAAGTGGGTATCGGTGATGATGGCAATCTTCATGGCAGAGTATCCTTCAGTCTTGTAAAGATATAACCTTTGTGATGTGACTGCTTCTTAGCAACAAAACTTGTTGTGCGTTATTTCTTGGACTTCTTAGTTTTATTTTTCACAACAGATGTCTTAGATTTCTTTTTGCCCTCAAAATTAACTAAATCTGTTTCAGATAAAGAAAGGCTCTTAAAGAATTCCTGCACCTTATTCTCATCGTGGTACATAGATTTAAGCCAACTGGGAATCTTTCCTTGAACCTCTGCCATTTCTATGCTCTTGTATTTAATGTAATTCTGTTTCTTTTCCTTTTGTATTCTGCGAACAAAAGCATAGTAAATTATTTGGGTGAAGTAAGAAAAAGGATTCTTCGACTTATTTGGATTGAAATTTGCAGCATACATAAGGCAATTCTCTATGCCATCCCCAACCATTTCTTCTCTATATGGATAGTTTATGAAATTGGGTCTGTATGACAGTCTCTCTGCAATAGCCAAAAAACATCTACCAATGTAGTCTGTGACGGGAGGGAGCGGCAATTCTGCTTTTTTTGCCTTGTTCCATTCCTTCTTCCACTTTATCATCTCTTGATAGAATAGTTTGTTGTCTATGTAATGACTTTCTTCGCTCATTGGTATTTTGCCTTTCGTTCGATGAATACTACATCATCAATCGGCAAAAGGCAAGGATCAACTTTAGATTCTGATGAAAGGTACTTGACAGATCGAAACGAAGTGTGTAACTTGACTGTGTCGGGTTTGATCAAGAACTGTTCTTATAGTTCTTCTTAGAGATAGTCATTGGGATTGGCACTCCAATCCTTGAAACTGTTTCCCCAAGTCTCATCACCAGTTTCATCTAGATCCAACCCATTTTCTTTGCTGATCTTCTTCTTTGGCTTGATATCAACATCATCCTCCAAGTCATCTAAATCGTCATCTTCCTTGTCTTGATACGACATTCCAAAAGAAAGAAGTTCATCCAGATACCCCTCTTCAATTAATTTGTTAAAGATATTGGGGGGAAGCATCAAGTTTACAATTACCATTTCTTTCTTACTTTTTTCATTCATAGATTTAACAAAATTTTCCATGCTCTCAACATCTGGTGTAGGCATGTCAGATTCTTTAGTCATTTCAGAAAGCATACTTGTCATCTCATCTTCAAGTTTTTTTGCCATTTCTTTTTCTTTGTCTGTCATATCCACTGATTGAGTCTGTTTCTGTGGAGGGGTGTCTTCGTGTTTCATTTGTCGTTCATAAGCATCTATTACTTCTTGAGACGGAATCATCTTTATACCAACCCAGTTATTTGGGATGGTAACTTCGTTTTCATTTGTTCTACCAATCCAATTTTCAAATATAACTGCTGCCTTGAGCGATCCGGAAACCTGATCAACAAAAGGAACTTGTCTTATTTGCATTGGTCTAATGACTTTAATTCCATTACGATTTTTTGATTTAATGGATGCAATTATTTCTTCACCAGAGCGAAGTTTGATGAGAATATAGTTGTTCATTTTATGTTCTCCATCCGTATGATGATCGGGCGAAACTCGAATTTCTCCGACCGATATATTTTGATTCTCTCGGAGAAATGACGAAGAGTGTGGTTCTTTCTTGTTTTCCATGACAAATCATCCCCAATATCGTATAACTTTGCAAATTGTTTGTGCTCTGAAACCCTCAGTTGCCTTCCGATTGATTGTAAAACTCTGACTCTTGATTTGCTGGGAGAGGCAAAAATTATATTATGCAATCTTTTTATCGATATTCCTGTAGAGAATGTACCATATGATGCCACAACTATACATTGATCATTCTCTTCAAGTATCTTCCTTACTTGTTCTCTATCTTCTGCCTCTGTGCCACCATGAACGAAGAAAGTTTTCTTTCCTGTTTTCTTAACCAAATAATCTAGTTGCTTACCATGTTTTTCCACAAATTGAAATAGTATAAGAGTATTTCCTTGTAGGCTATCTGCAAGATCAACTATAAACTTATTTCTCTTGTCATTATGAACAAGCCACAGCATCTCATCACTATAGTTATATTTACTTACCGATCTCCTTTCATCTTGACCATAGTTTAAAAGTATGGCATCTATTTTTAGACTGGAAAGTATCTGCTTGTCAATCAATTTCTTTGTCGAAGTAACATGATATGATGGTCCAAAAAGACCCTCTATTATTAGTTTATGACACTGCAATCCATCAAGAGTTCCTGTGGTGCCAAATCGAAAATTACATGATGTAAGTTTTTCCATTATTCCACTTAGCGACTTTGCCTTGTACATATGGCATTCATCGCCAAAAACTGCATCGAATTGTTCAAAATATGAACGGGGTTGTTTATGTATAGATTGCCATGTAGTTATCACAACATTCTTTTTGGTTTCTTTGTCCTGTCCAGCATATATTGAATGACAGTTTTTTGAGACTTTCCAATCAGTCCCTCTTGAATATACTTCAAAATCTCCAGCCATCTGAGTGACTAGACCGATAGTTGGAACAACAATCAATATTTTTCCGCCAACATGTTCAAGCATATGGCGCATCAACAAATAAATTATTAGTGATTTTCCACTACCTGTTGGAGAAACCAATAGTATTCTTGATGATTCAGTTGCCTTTATTATTGCATCCCGTTGGTGATCGTGCAAAGATTTTATGCCAGATTCTTTTCCAACACATCGGGTGAACAACTCATCGGTTTGTTCTTTGGATAATGGTATTGTTGTTGGCTCACACAGTTTATTTTCAATGTGATATCCACGATCAGCGGCGAATTTTGTAACATAGTTTCGCAGACCTTTATAGATCGTGGCTTTGGCTATATTGTATAATTTTATGTCTCCGCTCCATTTGGTTTTACGAAAGCGGGACATGTACTTGTGGTTTGGAACTTTAAAAGAAAAGCAATCGCTCAATTCTTTTGCGGTTCCGCGTTCACAGCGCACGCGGATGAATACTGAATCAACATCCTCAAGAACCAATGTATCCATGCAAATATTTATGGTTCTATTTCTTCTCCATTGAATTTAATTTTAAATTCTCCGTCGTTTAGAACCTTGCCATCATACAAAAAGACCTCCACTGAGGCTGCTTCAAGTATTTTTATACCGATATTGCATTTCTCCACCCACCGAGTTGGGATTCTATCCCAGATTGTTTTGTGTCCGACAACCCGTTTAATTCCAGACATTACTATCGCTTTTGCGCAATCTGGACAGGATATGAATGGGCTATAGAGATGTGTGTTTAGAGTTGTTAATCCTTTGCCTACACAGCGATAAATAACTGCTCGTTCTGCATGTTCGATGTATTCATATTTTGTCTCATTTGGGGGTTCCTTGATAGATGGATAGCGATTTGCGTCTGCTGCTATTATTCCAGAAGACGGAAATATAATTACTGCTCCATTTTGTGTGTTTGAATCTTCGCTTTTTGACTTGGCATATATGTATGCCTGTCTCATATAAACTCTGTGTATTCCTTCGGTTACGATCTTCATTAGGAACCACTCATGAACTTTTTCCACTCTATTGCAGACTTTATATCCCAACCACGACGACTTATCGCCTGTAGGACAGATTCAAGATATTTCACCCTTTCTCGGTGATACTGGATTCGTGCCTCCATGCAAAGAAGATCCTTATCTGAATCAAGATAGACATCGATATCCGTGCGAAGAATTTTCAGACCGAAAGGTTGCCAACCCTTTTCATCTAATGTCTCTTTATCCAATTTTCCCAAATAATATTCCCATTTGAGCCTTTTTAGTTCCTTTTGTTGAATGATATATCTGTGTAAAATTAAGGAATCATCATGCAATAGATTCAGATATTTTCCGTGTAGTTGTGGTGTGCGTATAGATTCAAGATCAAGATTGAGATCGTCAATCTTCATGTCTTGCTCGACCATTTTCTTAAGACTATCGATATCCATACTATGAATATACCACCACTATAGAGAATGTCAAGAAACTGTTTCTATATCAAACGAATCATATACGAAAGTGGAGTTTATTGTAACCGGTTCTGGTTCATTGAGTGCGGCACTAAGATCAAAGCCATCAATGCTAACAGGAAATACTTTTTTAAAGGTAAATCTTATATTTGGATTTTTTGCACTGTTCAAACAATGAATGACAGCATCCGAATAGTAATTGTTTACATTTGGATAAATTTCCGTGAGATCTTCAAACGGAACTATTTTCCTTGACCAATCGTATATTTCTTTCCAGTTTTTAAAATCTTCGTCAACCATGAATGTCAGGCGAAGTTGGTCCAATTGCACTGATGAGCCAGGAACATGGATTGGCATGGTTCTGGTTGGCACCGTAACCTCTCCAATATTTATGGAGGGTATATTTACGGATGTGCACCAGAAGGTCACATTGGGCATCCTAGTGAACACCAATTTAAAGTTGGTGGTCTGCATCGAATTCGAATTCGCTGGATACCGTGAGAGTGGATTGTAGTTTAATCCGTCATTGTTCAGTATGTTGTCAGTTTCTTCCATACTTTTATTTATGTCTAAAAAGAAAATCGGGGGGATTTCTCCCCCCGATTTCACTCAACTACCTAATTCAATCACACTCCAGTTGCGCTGATTGCATTTATACCATGAAGATTATCAACGCGGAAGATGCGATAGTACATATTTGCGCGATAATTTGATGCAACCGCAGAGTTGGTTGTATTTACGAATGGATTTACTGCCATGCCGTATCTGGTCTTGAAACCAATCTTTGGCTGGAAGGTCATATCGTTTATTGCACGAACCATCTGTAGTGGAATGTATGGGCAGTAGAAAAGTCCTGCGTCATATGGAGAGGTTCCCTTATATCCAACACAGACGAAGTCGCGTGCCGAGGTTGATAATCCAACCGATGAATAGGGATCAACATAGACCTTGATCTTACCATTGAGAACACCAACGAAGGTGTTGCCAGTGTCATCTACATCAAGATTTACATTGAGTGCTGGGCTGACATTGAGGAAGCCACCCATTGCGAGAGCAGATGCAACATCAGCAGAGCAGATGATGAAGTTGCCCTTTCCACGGCGGGTATCCTTGGCAATCACATTGGCTTCACGCTCAATCTGGAACATAAGTCCGCGGAACTTCTCAGCAGACCAACGACCATCGGAGTCGCGGAGGAGATCATAGACGCCACCTGGCGTTGTAAGGGTGGATCCGACATTAAACGCATAAGTATTTCCACTAGTCTTGTAGAAAAGATCACTGTGCTGTGCGCCGAGTTTTGCGGTTACATAGATCGAACGAACGACTTCACGGTTGATTTCAGCAAGGATTTCTGTGCTGAGAATGTTCGAAAGTTCAGTCTCTGCATCCAATCCGTGGATTGCCTTGAGATCCTGAGCGAGTTCGATTGTATACTCTGCCTTGAGGGCACGACTCTTAGCAACTACCGATGAGCGATCAATGGTAAATGCCATTTGACCGAAATCACCGTTTGCGGCGCCGTCTCCAAGTGCTTCTGCCATTTCACGACCCATTCCACCAAAAGGCTCCCAACCGCTGAC